ACTTCTTATCTCTCCCACTGCATCTGGTAAGTCATTCATGATTTACTCTGTAGTGAGATTCCATGTTGGTCTGAAGAGAAGAGTTTTGTTAGTTGTTCCTACTACGTCTTTGGTGGAACAGATGTATAAGGACTTTGAAAGTTATGGTTGGGATGCTCACAACCATTGTCACAGAATATATGCTGGTAGAGAAAGAGTCAACACAAATGAAGTAACTATTACCACATGGCAAAGTGTCTACCAATTGGATAGATCTTTCTTTGAAGAGTATGATGTGGTGATTGGTGATGAGGCTCACTTATTCAAGAGTAAGTCCCTAGTTAGTATCATGGATAAGTTACACCATGCCAAGTATAGATATGGGTTCACAGGAACTTTAGATGGTACACAGACTCATAAGTGGGTGTTAGAGGGGTTGTTTGGTCCTTCATACAAAGTAACACAAACTAAGAAACTTATTGACGAAGGTCATCTTGCAACACTGGATATTCAGTGTATTGTGTTGAAGTATGACCCTCAGAAGTTTGATGTATTTGAGGATGAAATTCAGTTCTTGATTGGTCATCCCACAAGAAATAAGTTTATCAGTAATCTGGCTGTAGATCTGAAAGGTAATACTCTTGTGTTGTATGCAAGAGTTGAAGCTCATGGTGCTATACTTTACGACCAGATAAATAACAAAGTGGAAGAAGGAAGGAAGGTCTTCTTCATACATGGTGGTGTAGATACTGAAGAAAGAGAAGAGGTCAGGCGTATCACTGAGGAACAGGATAACGCCATAATCGTGGCTTCTTACGGTACCTTCAGTACAGGAATTAACATCAAAAATCTACACAATGTAATCTTTGCCTCTCCATCCAAGTCTCGGATTCGTAATCTGCAGTCTATTGGTAGAGTCCTTAGAAAAGGCAAAAACAAAGTGAGAGCAAAACTCTACGATATTGCTGACGACACTACCATCAATAATCGTAAGAATTATACACTGAATCACTTTATTGAACGTGTGAAGATCTATAATCAAGAACAATTCAATTATGATATCACAACAATTAATATCAAAGAGTAAAAGGAGAACAGCCTATGGGCATCGAAGACGATTTCTACGCATCAGTTAAACTAAGATATAGTGGTGAAGAGATCTTTGCTAAGGTAGCAGCATCAGAAGAAGAGGATAGAACACTTCTCATCGTTTCTAATCCAGTTGTAATTACTGAAACTAAGGTAAGAAACAGAACAGCTGGTTATTCAATGGAACCATGGTTAAAGACCAGTACTGAAGACATGTTCATTCTGAACATGGACGATGTCCTCACAATGAGTGAATCAAATAATATTGAAATGATTCTCTGTTACGAGGACTGTATTAACAAAATGTTCCGTAGTAACTATTCTGAACTAGATAGGAAGATGGGTTACTTGGGTACTGTAGAGGATACTAAGAAGTCTCTAGAGAAACTGTTTAAAGCTAGCTAAATGGCCCGTTTATCTGGACAAACCTATTCTACCCATATGGAACAAGTTTGTTAAGTCCATCATTATTCGTTATAATAAAGAGAACTGATACTGAAGTATGGATGTAGTACACCCCTACGGAACAATGAAAAGAAAGAGGGCAAAGCCTGAACACTATGTTAATAACAAAGAGTTCTTGAATGCATTGGAGAATTACTTTGCAGAGGTTGAAAGAGCCAAACTTAACGACAAACCCAAACCACAGATTCCCCGATACATCGGAGAGTGTTTCCTGAAGATTGCTAATCATCTTTCATATAAACCTAATTTCGTGAACTATATGTTCAAGGATGATATGATCTGTGATGGTATCGAGAACTGTGTAAGGTATATCCACAACTTCAGTCCTGAGAAGTCTAAGAATCCATTTGCTTACTTCACTCAGATCATCTATTTTGCCTTCCTTCGTAGAATCTCTATGGAGAAGAAACAACTAGAGATTAAGAACAAGATTCTTGAGAAAACAAACTTTGATGAAGTTTTTGATTCCAATGACCTTGACAGTGACAACTACTCAGAGTATAATTCCATCAAAGATGCAGTCTACTCAAAACTGAGAAACGGATGAAAGTAGCGATTATCACAGATACTCATTATGGCGCCAGAAAGAGTTCTAGATTGTTTCATGACTATTTTGAGAAATTCTATAGAGACATCTTCTTCCCCACTCTTGATAATGAAGGGATTGATACTATTATCCATATGGGTGATGCCTTTGATAGTCGCAAGAGCATTGATTTTACGTCTCTAGAATGGGCAAAAAGAGTTGTATTTGACCCTATCAAAGAAAGGGGTATTACAATGCATCTTATGGTGGGAAACCATGATATCTACTACAAAAATACAAATGATATCAATGCACATGACCTCTTGTTGAAAGAGTATGACAACGTAAAAGTATATTCCTCCACAACAGAAGTGAACGTGGGTGGACTTAATATTCTCTTTATTCCATGGATCAATGAACAAAATTCTAATAACAGTCTCCTTTCTATTAAAAACAGCAGTTGCAAGTGCGCGATGGGGCACCTTGAGTTATCAGGATTTAGAGCTCATAGGGGATGCATCATGGAAAACGGTATGGACAGCGAACTATTTGCGAACTACGAAAAGGTCTTCTCTGGCCACTACCACACTCGATCATCCGATGGGAAGATCTTCTATCTGGGAAATCCCTACCAGATGTTCTGGAATGATGTCAACGACGAAAGAGGATTCCACCTCTTCGACACAGAAACTCTAGAACATACTCCAGTCAATAATCCATACGAGTTGTTCCATAACATCTACTATGAAGATACAAATCATCAGATGTTTGATGCAACCAAGTATGAAAATAAGATTGTTAAGGTAATTGTCAAGAAGAAATCTGATATCACTAAGTTTGAAAAGTTCATTGACAAACTATATTCTGTGGGTGTTCATGACCTGAAGATTGTAGAGAACTTTCAACTGGTTGAAGATGAAGACTTCGAAGTAGAAGAGTCAGAAGACACACTTTCTATCTTGGATAGATATATCAATGACTCTGAAACAGAACTGGATAAGACTCGTATTCAGAATGTGATGAGGTCAACTTATCAGGAGGCTTGTGAACTAATCTAATGTTTATCATTGCAGTTGAAGGAAAAGAAAAAGAAGGAGCATACTCTGTTGTAGATGATGAAGGAGAACAGGTTCTCTACATCTTTGAAGCAGAAGATGATGCCATTCGATATTCCATGCAACTGGAGGAGTTGGAGTACCCCAAGTTA